GACGTGTGCTCTTCCGATCTCATTCTATACCCACTGCTTTAACCGCCCCAAAGGAATTAATAAACACTTCAACAATTTTTATAACCAATTCGGGCTTTAAAAAACTCATAATAATAAAAAATAAAAACACAAAAAATGCTTTTGCCAAACTAGGCAAATTCTTATTGGCAATGATATTGCTTTTTTTAAGCTCTTCTTGTAGCAATTCAACGCTTTTTTTTAATTTTTCCATTTCTTCTTCTTTAGTGCATTTCATTTAACAGCCTTATTAATTTACCATATAACCTTTAGCGTCTAACCCTAAAACCTTTTTATAATCAAATACAGGGCATGATTTATTGGCAACTTCGCAGTGTCCATGAAACGTAATATCACCGCTGTAAACAACGTTAATCTCTTTACATAATGATTTTAGGGACTTAAGCTGTACTTGTGTGAATTTATCAATAGCCAAACCATGCAAACATATTGCGATTGTCCCTGTGTTATTGCCCTTTTGTGCTGCAGGCGTTACCTCGATGTTTCTGCCTTTATGAATAGTTCCGTCTTTGGATATAAAATAATGATACCCAATCGTTTTAAATCCACGTTTTAAGTTCCATTCTGTAATTGTCTTTACATTGTCGTGCTGTGCATTATCACTGGCACTGCAATGTAAAAAAACACGGTTTATTTTTCTATTGGGCTTTTTAAACATTATTTATCCTTAGCTTTGTAATTAACCATTGCAAAGAACTCTATCACTTTATAAATCTTTTTAATAAAGCCATCATCTTTTGGCGTATCGGTATAATTCACAATAGCACTTGCTATCGTTACGATTGCAGTGAATATGCTTATGTAGTCGTTTGTTATGATGTCCATGATTTACCTCTATATAATTGATAATAAAGCGTTTTTCCATACCGTCGCAAGTAAAGCATGTCCTGCTTGTGTTAAATGCACTTTATCAGTATAGTAAGTTGTGTCGTTTACATCACCAGTTCCTACATTGAATTGAGAAATATCATTTTCAAAATCCGCAATGACATCAATCCCAACACTTGCATAACTTGTTCTAACAATAGCATTAAATTCACTTATTCTTGTGTTGAGTGGTGTTCCAGTGTCACGTTTTATTGTAGTGCAAAAAATGATTTTTGCGTCTGGAAAATCAGTAGTTATTGCATTTAATCTTGTTGTTACTTTTGTCCATAAAGCAGATGCTGTTACAGTAGCATCATAAGATAAATCATTTGTCCCAAGCCATATACTTATAATATTATTTGCTCCGTTTCCATTTAACGGCAGAGTCTTAACTCTTTGATTATACGCCAATGACAATCTAAGAGGGTATGTATCTTGACTTTCTCCCGTGTCCACGTCGTTGTCAAAATTAGCACCGCCCAGTGCTATATTAATAAGTTTATAGTTTTTTGATACAAGCTCCCTATCGATTCCACCATCGACCGAAACTAAAGTTTCGCCACTAATTGAATTTATTGCTTGTGCGGCATAGATTAATTCTTTATTAGCACTTGGCAATCCTAATGCGTCAGTTATACTATCACCAATAAGAATTATTGTTTTGAACTTTGCAAGCGGTTGAAATTTCTCAACGGTACTTGCCAAAGAAAACCCAGTCGGCATTGTTGATGTAACAGTCGCCGTTTCTGCAATTGTTAAATAACTTGATATTGCACTGTAAAATGTATCTGGAACACGAATATATGTTATCGAGCCAGTAGCAACCCCTATTTGTGCGATGTATTGCGTGTAATTTGCAGGGAGGTTTAATTGATTAGCAATATATCGCAAGCACAAAGTTTCTTTTGTTACTTCGGCCGTATCGCCATTACTAAGAATAGCAACACCACCATAAAGGCTTCTTAAATTTGTATCAGCAATAAAATATTTATATGTTTCGGTTGCCATTATGGTTTAATTCCTACTAAATAAGATGATATAGACGAGCGGATTCCTGAACTTGGAACACCATTATAAAATACCATTTGTTGAATTTCACCGTCTAATGATTGCGTTCCTGTGCCTACTAAAGTATTACCCAAAACAAAACCAGTCGGACTACTTGCAGGGAATGTTGTATTATGTGCAGGAGTTGCCGTGCTTGTTAGTGTTTGTGCTGTACCGTTTAACCAACAACTCATTACGGCTGTACCGCCCGATATATTAACTTGGACTTCAACTGTGTACCATGTGCCTAAAGTTAAAGCAGGTGACAATCCTAGCGATGTTTGCGTACCGCCATCGTTTGCATTTATTCTAACACGAACCAATCTTGAACCTGTAACATCAAGTTCCCCCCTTAATGCGTTTGTTCCTGTTGCACCGCCAATAGATAAAACCCTAAGTGTTGCTGTGGTTGGGTTTAGATTAAAAGCACAATACCAGCCACTAGTAGCATTGCATATATCGCTTTTATCTATTAATTCCATTTTTCTTGTGGTTAATTGATTAAAATCAATGCCGTTTGTTTTTATTAATGGTTGCCTTGATTTGTTTGCTTGGTCAAAACTTTTATATACAGTGCCTGTGATATACTCATAAGCATAAGCCATTGTATCGTCACCCAAGGTGTCAATAAGATTATTCGTTTGCGTGTTTCTAAAATCCCACCAATACGTATTGCTATCATAATCAAAAGGAGGCAGTGTTACGTTACTATAAGCCTCAGTAGCCCCTTGATAAATCTTGTTGACTACTGTTGAACCCAAGTAACATTTACTTATAGATGAGTTGCCTAATTTCATTGTCATATTAACCTACTATGATATAAAATGTTGTAGCACTTTTTGAACCAATAGCATCATATTCTGCTTGTGTTAAAGAAACGATATTTGTAATAGCGTCTGCACCAGTAATGCCTGTAATATCAGACGTTGGCACAATACCCAATTTTGTATTTAATGCTGTCGTAAATGATGCAGTCGTTCCTGCCAATACAGCAGAATAAGCCTGTACGTTTGTACCAATCTCTAATCCTAAGTTTGTTTGTGCTGTTGCTACGTTGGCAACGTCTGATAAATTGTTTGTCGATAGTAAATCACCACCGCCACCACCACCGCCAGTAGCAGATATTGTGATTGTATCAGTTGTCGCATTAGTGGTTATGGTTACATTCGTACCTGCCACAAGTGTCAATGTATCGTCTGTGGCATCGGCAACAACACTTGATTGTCCTGATACTGCGATTGTTTTGAATGTCTGTACATTCGCTAAAGCATTACTAACCGTGGTGTATTTTGTTGTTCCTGTAACGCCCATTGTTGTATCTGATATGTCCACAATAGGAAGTAAATCATTTGTTGCAACGCTTGTTAATTGAGTTAATCCTGATATTTTTAAGTCTGGCATTTTATGCTACCTCTGTTAAAATAATTTTAAATCCGTCTTCAAGAAGCAAGAACAAGCCGTCCTCAAGAAGTAAATAATCAGTTTCTGTTGGCGTGTCCTCACTAAGGAAATAAAACTTCTCAATTAAATTTCCTGCCGTCTTAATTGCATACATAACGCCACTTACAGGTGTCACCGCATCATATTGTGCTTGCGTCAAGGCAACCATATTTTCAACAACAACCGCACCGATTATGCCTGTTGTATCAGAAACAATAGCATTATCTGTACCGCCACCGCTACCTGCAATCTTTTTCCAACGCTTACCATCAATCGTAACAATAACAGTATCGTTATTATCAGCTGTGCTTGTATCTGCAAAATCAGCACGATAATGACCGCTATTAACTCCTATTGTGCTAATTCCTAATAAAAATATAACCTGCTTATCAAAAGTAGGCTCATAATTTCTTAGGCTTGTAGCGTTATCTATTTTTTGTATTGCCGTAGGGTAAGTCGCATTTGTTAGGCTTAATCGTGGTGCTGTATTGTAGTTGATAATCTCTAGCATAATTGTACGCCTTAATATTTAATAAATTTGTAAAGTGCAGAAACAATCGCACGTCCGCCTGTGCTTGGCTCGGGGTGTATATCGTCAATATTAAACCAAGGTCTAGGGCTTGTGCTTGAATATTCGCTTGGTGTTTCACCGAATACCTTTTGTAAATCTATAAAAGCAACTTTTTTTTCCTGTGCTACCTTAAACGCTTCTGCCGTATATAACGCAAGAGGCGTTGTTCTTGGCTCAACAACCGCAGGGGGCATAATGATACCTATATCACAAGCAGGCATTGCTATTTTAATCCTGTCAATAACAGTTCTTAAATTATCAGCAAACTGCGTAGGTGTACGCCCAACATCTTGGTCGTTACCACCATGAAAAATGAAAAATACATTAGGGGCAAGATTGATGATTGTTTTAATCCATTCAGTATTGTTTATTTCTGCAACGTGTTGCAAACGTCCGCCTGAGTTGCCTAATTTATGAACGACAACCCCGTTAGCGGTTGATTTTATATTTAAACCGCTTAAAATCACAGAGCCTGAGACAACCTCTATAATTAAAGAGAAATTACCTGTCGTTGGGAATCCAGTTAAAGATGTTATATTAACAGTATTGACAGTACCTTGAACATTTAAAGTCGTCCATGAACTGCCACCATTCCAAGAATAGCGTATCACACCATTTGCGGTTGCAACCCAATGCAAGTCAATACCTGATAAAATTGGAGTCCCTGCTAGTCCTGCAATAGTCAAGCGAGACCCTGCTACACTGCTTTCGACTGTTGACATATCGGCAGATAAAGCACTGTAATAGTCAGATGTCCATGTTCCAGTCCGTGAGTATGCATAAATCGAACTGCGTACATTGCCATTGCTCGATGTTATAAAGCCAAAACCAAGCCACCCACCGCCTGCATCGCCATATTCTGATACAAGCTCGGTTGTTAGGGGGGTTATATACCGTGTCCCTAATTGAGTTGTACTGCTACCATGAATTGCAATACTTAATTGTGCCGTTTCTGCAAGTTTTAATTTTTGCAAGCGTTGCTTTGTTTCACGCAATCTAAATTGGTTAAACGTGTATATTTCATTTAGTGACGCACTGGCTGTTTCAAGTGATTTAACTCTAAGATTAACCGCATCAATCGCAAAGTCCTCGTCAACAATTTCTTGACCTGTATCATTCTCGTAAATCGCCCATGCACAGATATAATATCCCGATGCGAAAACGGTGTTAGAGCCATTGTGGCGAACCACAAGATATATGGGCGTATCGATTAACTCTTGTGTTATAGTTATGCTTCTTGATATTTCTATATATGTGTTATCTAATAAAGTGTAATTCGCTGTCCCTATTGAAGTGATTGCGGTATCATCACTCAAACGCCGAAACCAAGCCCCTAAACCTAGAGAACCGCCGACTGGTGCGATAATTCCTAATTTTATGGTGTATCTTTGACCAAGACGTAATCCGATATTCTTAACATCAATGTATCTTTCAGAAAAAGGTGTTCCACTTGCAAAATATTGTGCTTTTTTATTTTTAAATGGGTTTGTTGCGAGGTCAACCACCGACCATGCTTGTGTTCCTAAGTCATACCCGTCAATGTGTGTTTCGCCTGCGACATATCGTCTAAAAAATGGGTCAGGGCAAAGATTGCGTAAATTTGATAGGCTTTTAATTGTATCTACACCTAAAGGGGCATTTGTAATTTCAGGCGAACCCTGCCCCTTGCCCACGGCAATGGCTATTAATTCCCTATCTAGGTCATTTGATTCGTTAATGAAAATAGCGATTTCATAGCCGTCAGCATCGCCTTGAAAAGCAGGCGTAGTGTAATCGACCAATCCTGCTGTAATGCTTGAACGAGTAAATGTTTGTAATGTTGTACCTGCCAAGTTTCTTAAAGAAATTTGAATTGACCCAGTTCCTGCATAGCTTGCGATTACACGGACTCTAAAATCCTCTCCGTTTCTTATCCCAAGCAGGCTATATCTTATGTATTTTCTAAGAAGCGATGTGGTCGTTGCTTTTAATGTTCGTTTGCCTGCAAATGGCGTATTTGGGCTAGCTGTTTCTATCGAGGTGAAACTAGGGGCTGTTATAGCAAAAATATCATCTTCTTTTGAACTCGTCACTGTTTCAGAAAATGGGTCTCCGTATATATTTTGACTGATACTTGCTATGCGAAGCCACCGCTTACCTCCAACAGTCACAATCGTATTGTAACTATCGTCTATTAGCGTACTACTGGCATCATGCCTAAACTCACCGCCACCAACCCCTGCTACGGCATTGCCTAGCAGATAAATCACTTGCCCTGTATATGTAGGCTCGTAATTTCTCAAATTGACAATCGAAGCAACATTAACAACCGCAAAGGGGTATGTTGCGTTCCTTACTTGTAAAACAGGTTCGACATTATAATTAAGAATTTCTAACATGATGTTACAGTTTCCTTAATTGTGGCAGTTCCTGATAAAGCTGTTTCGATGATTGCACCATTGATTAATTTTAAATCATAAAAGGCATTTGTACTTGGCAATGTAGCGGTAGTAGTTGCACTAATAAATAAATCAATCGTACCATTTACGCCACCAAGAACTATGCCACCGTTTTCAGTTGTTAATTCTATAATTGATGTTGTTTCTAGTTCGCCACTGGGTAATTTTCTTTTTACTTTTAAACTCGCTGTAAATCCTGTTAAATCCTTGCGAGTCATTTGATTGTCAACCCATATAATTATAGGGAATATAAAAGTTGAATTTCTTTGTATTGTAAGGTCAAAACTATTCATTCTATTCCCCCCCATGCGGTTAATATTATATTATACTCATTTGTAAAATTATGCAAGGTGCAAAACGCTTGTAACTCTGTTTCTTGACCTTTAACAAATGTGTCTATGTGTAAATGGCTTGGAGTTTTAACATCATCTATAATAGTTCCAATTTCTGATTCAAATTGCACTAAATTTGTTTGTGCATGAATTATTTGTTTTATATCTTTATAAGCTGTCATTATTACACCATGTAAGTTATTGTTACACCACGAATACCGAAAGTATCGCCGAACCCAGTTGATGAAAATCTTATGTTGTTTGTACCTGCGATTATATAAACAGTACCTGCGTTAACTTGTCCATTCCCATTGTAAAATCCAATGTAAGAGCCGAATGAATCTTTCAACGCATTGTATGGTAATCCACGGATAGAAAACTCGCCTGTTGTTGTTAAAGCAGGGTATGTCCCTAATGTTGTTCCGCACCTACCTGAAACGTCTAATACTATATTTGAAATCACAACTGTTGCAACATTACCAATTCTTGAAACCCTTGCATCATAAGATGATACGTTAGTCGTTCCACTTGACCCTGTAATTTGTGTCGTTCCATTAAAAAATGTAGCGGTAAAAGTTACATTCTCACGATATAAAGACAAATTTTCATTGCCGAGGTTAATATTGCCTGCACGAATAACAGAATTACTAATAGAGCTATCAGAAAGAAAAACATACTGATTTAAGCTTTCATCGTGATACATATAATCACTATCATAATCATCAAAATGTATGCCACCAGTGCCTAAATGTATATCGCCATTGTATGTGGTCATTATACCGTTTTCGCCAACTGAAAATAAATTTGTTCCGCCATTGGTGTCATCATTTTTTTTAATATAAAACACTTTATCGGTATTTAAATTAGCAGAATCTATATTAACAACAACATTGCCACGGCTATTAATAAAAGTGCTTCTTGACGTGTCAGAATTTTGAAAAAATTTAATCCCATTAGCATCGCTACTTACACCCTGTGCGTCAATTTCAACTTTTAACTCACCGCATAATATTTTTGAACTACTAACGCTTGCATCGGCAGAAAAAGAAAATACGTTGTTTGTATCATCAAAGCTAATCTTATCATTTGTGTTAAATAATATTTCTGAGTCTTTAATGCGTATTCCGTCTATCAAAACGCCGTTATTGGTGGTTTTTTCATTAATGGTGTCAACATTCAAGCTGTTTATATCTAAAATTCCTGCATTCAAAACGGCGTTATTTATAGCTCCATCTGCAAAAAAACTAAATGTATTATTCGCATCATCAAATCCTAAATAATCATTGTCTGTAAAATATAACTTACCTGTTCCGAGTGTTATATTGGTATTTGTTGTATTAAGTCCACTATTCAAAACAACATTACCCATTGCGAAATTATAACCGCCAGTACGCAAGCCATCAAGTATTTTCTTTAATGAATTAGGGTCATTCGGTACATTAGTAACACCGTAAGCAACTTGTGCAAGTGTGAAATTCTCTATCAATTCATTAAAGAACTCGTAAGTCATTTTTGTTGTAACGCAACTATTTGATGCGAATCTTTGTGCAACTGGACTTGGCGATACGTCAACTGGCTTGCTTGTAGCTCCACCCACTCTTGGCGATAATGGCATATTAATTCCCTATAAATAATGGCACATCTTTTGTGTCTAAATAAAACCCTATATTCCAACCTAAAGGCACGACTTGTTTAAAAATACAGTCTAAATTCGGTATAAATTGATATGGACTTGACCCTGCATACATAATATCAGTGCAACTTGCATCACCTGTATAAACATTGCATTCTGCCCCACCAATAACCTGCAAGCAATCACCGAATATATCAGAACTGCTATCAATAATAACTGATAATGTCTTTGGTATTTCATTAACGATTTCGTCAATCACCGTTGCGTCAATTCCTAAAAAAGATAATGCCTGTTCGATTATCTGTACTCTTGTTTGAGTTGTATCAAGTCCGTTTTCTATTAACCCCAATGTTTGCGATAATGGGTCACATGAATTAGGTAATCCGTACTCTGCCAATCTTAAATCGTTTGTAATTAATGTATGCGTACTAAAAAATATCTCTTCATACATTTTATAAACATCATTTTTAAAGTCAATAATTGTTTCAGATAAAGCACGGCATAAATTGTTAAGATTGCTACCAATAGACATCACGCTATCCCATGCTCTGCCTCGAGGAAATAAAGATGCTATTGATTCTGTTTGGTTGAAAATATCATTAGAAACATTAACCACCCCCTCCATTAAATAAACTTTTGTGCCGTCAGGATATATTAACAATAAATCATAAACACCAACTATTGTTGGCAATACAATAGTAGCGGATTTATCAATAAATAAATCAATAGTTCCATTGATGCCTCCAAGCGTTATGCCTTTATTTTCAGTCGATAATGACACAATAGGAACTGCACTTGATGCGTTTTTTTTAATCTGCATACAGGCGGTTATTCCTGTTAAATCGTAAATGTCAACGTCAAATAATGTTATATTTAAGGTAAAATCCTCGTACCTATTTATAATAATATTTTTAGTAACTGTCACCCTACACCGCCACTAATGTTAAAGTTCCTAATTTCGGCAATTTACCTGTCGCAATCAAAACATTCGCTGTTGGGCTTGCCATTGTAAATGATGCTGTCCCTAAACCTCTTACTATTGCTTGGTCAAGCCCCTCTTTCGATACAGAAAAAGGTTTTGTTGATGTTGACAATGTCGATTCAAGTGTTAAATAATCCTCTAATTCCAAGATAACTGCGTTTTTCTGTGCTTCGGTAAATGCAACCGATATGTTTACGTTTATATCTATTGCCTGCAATGTTGGTGCAAGTGCAATAGGATTTAATCCGACCTCAATATCATCTATAATGGCTTGAACTTCTGATATATCACCTGCTAATGGCAATCCGTCAGGATAAGTTCCGTCCATCATAAAATAAACTTGATACGCTATTGATGTTGGATAATCAAAAAAAACACGAGTAACGCCGTTTTTGCCATTTTTAATTTGATTTGTAACTGTTTCTCTCGTGCCACTAACACGCAATGAACGTATATTTTCTAAGACACGCTTTCTAAAGTTTTCAGTGCTTTCAATGTCGCTACCACCTGTTAATCCGTTACTGGTTACTGTAATTGATGTAATTAATGGATTAGATACCGCTAGATTAAGCGTCAACCCTGCCACACTATTATATGATGACCCTGTAAATTCTGCGGTTATTGGCAAAACATTGCTACCAGTTGTTACAATCGAAGTATCAAAAACATATCTTAATCCGTCTGCACGAGATATAAAAGCCCCTGCGTTTATTGTCTGCCCTGCGGTGCTAATTACTGTAACAAAACCTTTTGCTTTTGTTGGTAACAATTTACTTAAACCACGTTCAACGCCGTGTTTTATTAAATTATCATCATCTGCTAAATGTACGAATGTTTGCTTTAAATAATAATCTAAAAATATGTATAAGGGATAAACAATTAATGCAAAAACCTTACATAAAACAAAAACAAAACTAGGGAATAAGAATGAATCAACATTCGGTAAATGCGTATTAAAATACTGTCTGCATTTCGTGGTCAATTCTCTTAATGTCGGTTTTATATATGCCATTTTTTACCCATAAATCTGACCCCAAACAAGCTCAAACTTCTTGTTATATTTTTCACTATTTGATTTTGCAATTAATTCAATTCCTAAATTTAATCGCTTATTCGGTCTGTTAATTTCTGTCGTAACTTCAAATTCTGCAACAATTCCCAAATCTTGCATAGCTTGTATTGCATTTTCTGCATACCCTTTAGCAAGCCCTGCAAGTTCATTGCTTAAAAATGTTTGCTCTAATAGCCATAAATGCGAGCCTATCGCTCCAAAGTCATTATCAATAATCGCATCGCCAACCCAGCCTTGAGGGTCTTTGGGGCTTAGGTTGTCCGAATTATCATCTCTTAAATTTGTAAATAACTGAATTGTTGCACAAGTAAATAAAGCATTTTCTTGTGACAAGTCTTTATTTTGAATAATTAAATCAGCATATCCTGTTTCGTCAAATATCAAATCAGGCAAAGGCACTGCCAAACTATCAGGGTTTTCTGCTTGTCTAATGTTTATATTTACCATGCTTTATTTATACCTCTTTTTTAAAATTAAAGCAATTCTAATTTGAACGTGAATTGCTACTGCCCGATGTGATAACGCCTGTATAACCATTTACAAGAACCGTATCACCAACCCTTGCAATCGGCTGTCCACTAGCACCACCAAAATCACAATCACCACTTGCATTAACACTACCATTAATGACTAAATCACCGTTTACCGTGGTTGTTGGTGCTGTGATTGCTACGCTATCCGCATTTAAATTGCAATTACCATTAACAACGATGTTTAAATTATTAACGGCGGTAATTACCATTAATCCGTCTTTGAGCGTTACGCTATTGCCGAATTTATCATACAATGATGATTCGCCCTCTATTAAGTTTGGCTTGAATTGCGGTGCATCAAAGAAAGCCGTTACTGCATTTTCGCTATATCCGTCAGGCATAAATGCTATTCCGTCCGATCCTTTGGGTGGCACAGATGCAAAGCCGAACTGTTCAAGCATCAAAACCTCGTGTATCTCTTCGCCTGTATGTCCATTGCTTGTTGTCACAAGTTCCTTGCCTAATTTTAAAGATTTTAATTTTATCATTCTAAATAGATTATTTAACACTGATTAATTCCTTTAATTCTTTATCCGATTGATTGACCCTTGGCTTGTCGCCATAATATGCCCTAGGGTCAACTAAGTTTATATCGGTTGTTATGCCTTGTGATTGGTCTTGGGAAAAACTGATATTTTCAATCAGCATCTTTTGGTCGATTCTTAGTCTTGGATAATAAACATAAATTTCTTTGCCAATTTCAAACAGTTCATTTGTGGTTTCTAACCGATGCCCTTTATAATTTATGGCAACTTTAATTGCTTCGCCTGTGGAACGCAAAGCCTCGTTCCTTGCTCTTTCGGTTGGACTTGTACCTGCACCCTCTTCTGTTATAACCTTAGGGCGGTATCTATTAACACCTGTATCATTAAAAACACCCTCGCTTGTGGTTTTGTTTTCCTGTGACTTGCAAATATACTTTGAAAATCTATTTGCATAATTACTTGACCTTGTCGCTCTAATGATGCGTGATGAATCTTGATGCAAAATACCCTTTAATGACCCAGTGCTTTTATTCTCAATTACTAAATCACCATTTTCATTGGTTGTTAAAATATACCCATATTTTGCGGTTATGCGTCTTAAATAATCTAAACACGTCTCGCCTTGATTAATAGCGGTATATTTTATAACACCTGTATCAATAGATGTTTTTAATTTTATACCAAATTTAGATATTATATTTGTTACAACATCTTTATAATTCTTGTTTTTAAAATACGAGCCGTCAATTTCAGGGTTACAATCGACTAAATCTGCGGTTAAAGAACGACCCTCAAATGATAAACTAGATTCACTACCGCTAATTTCAGATGCAAATCCCTCAATATATCCTGTTAAAAACTTATCATTATCTATAAATATTTCTATTTTATCTTGTATCTGTATGTCTTTTGCTAATTCCTCAAATGTTGTCATTGTAAAAGAACGGCATAATTCATTAAACCCTGCCGTCAATATCATCGACTGGAACGCATTATATCTTTTGTTTTTTATTAAAACTTCAATCATACACTCAATGCTTTAAATGATAATGGCATAAAATCAGGGTCAGATATTCCGTTTCTTTGTATTAAATCGTCAACATAATCTAAATTGCCATACAAGCGATATGACCAGTATGTGGCAGGTAATAATTTATTATGCCCCTCTATCGTAACAACAATAGATAAATTCGCTAATTCATTTGTAATATAAGTTGTTGTCGAGTTTACCACTTCGGTTAATAAATCAAAATTAGTTCCTGTCGTATAGTCATGTTCAGTATCTATCAAATCTGATAAATTAGCTCTATGATAAATAGCCTGCGAACGTGTCTCAAATTTTTCTTGTGTTAATGATACTGCATACGCACCAATAAACGCTTGCTTAAATGCGTGGGTTAAATATCTTTCATTATTAACCATATCAATACGAGTATCGCTACGTCCACTTAATGTATTACTTATTGATTGATAACTTAACGTATCAACAAAGACACTTAATGAACTGGTGGCTTTTTCGTATGTGGCTATATCGTAAATCAAATTGAAATAATCCGCATAATCGCTTGATGACAAATTGTTAATTCTATCTGTTATTTTGCTTGATGCGTCATCGTCTGATAAAGTAATTCCACGCCACAATGTTTGAATATACTCTTTAGCAATTTTTAATGTCGCAAGGTAACTTTTATATGGATAAATAGCACTAAGGTCAAAATTAACCAATGCAGATAATTCAGATAATAACCCATTTATAAAATTAAGAAATTTATCTTGCGT